TATTGTATCTCATCCTCAAATGTCTCAAATTTATTTGGTGGGTGTTTCAATAGAAGCACGTTAATATCCAACGTCGCAACATGACCTTTCTTCATAAGCTCGTCAGTTTTAATAATTTTATAAGAAGGACCGAAGAGACCTTCTAATACCCACTTATGTGTTTGTGTTCCATCAAGAGTACCTGTAAATCCATAACGATACTTGGCATTTCCAAGTTTTGTCATGATAGATATTAATGATTTAGATTTAAATTGATGTGCTTCATCTCCTACAACTACTGAGAATCGATCAAAATACTTACGAGGAAGTTTATAAATGGATTGCCAAGTTGTTATAATTACTTGTGAGTCTGTAACTCTTTCTTTTCCAGCATATATTTTATGACAATATGAACCTACATCCCATCCATAGTCCGCAAAGTCTTTATACATTTGTTCTACAAGGGAAGTCGTTGGAACAACAATCAGAGTATTTTGCTTTCTTTCAACGAAATATCGCACAATCCCGTATATCATCAGTGACTTTCCTGAAGCAGTTGGAGATATCAATAGTTTACGATTATATTTTAAGGCATCATATATTCCATCAACCTGATAGTCTCTAGGTTTATATTTTGATATTGATGTCACATAATCTTTAACACCTTCTTTTGAGATATTTGGATTTACTTCAAAAGGTAAACCATAATATTTGCTTTCTTGAAATTCGTATGTGTATTCGTGATCTTTACAAAATTGTATAACCTTATCTAAAAGACCAACATATATCTGTCCGTTTTGAATATTAAATAACCTTATCTTTCCGTCCCAATACTTATTTTTATAAGTCGGCATAAACTTTGCACCAGGTACTTCAAATGTGAAGTAGTCTGCCAACTCATAATATACATGAATATCAGATTCAATATGAAGATGAACTTCATTCTTTTTTGATATAATCAAACTAGTCATAATCCTATATCAATATAGAATTATTTAGTACACTACTTTAGGTCTATATTTCCTGTAATATCAATTGAATCTAACATTTCAACTGTTGGTATATTTGACCAAGCTCTCTCGTCTAAAACTTCGTTTATAATCTCTTTTAACTCAACTTTTAAGGCATCACTGATTAAGTTAAGTTCATGTTTATCAGCAGGTGGTATGGCATCACGTTGTTCTTCAAGACTTTTTCTACTCTTGCCATCTCCAAATGACATTCCTTGTGTGTCAATTTTCATAATTTTTTATAGTTATATAGTAAGTCAAAATTCTCAGAGACTCCTACACCTGGTTGATAGTTCTGAGGATTCTGTTTTGCAAGTTTTACTGACTTTAGACCACCGATGATGTCAGCACGATTAATAATAGGTTTCATAATTATTTAAGCATATTTTCAATATCAGTTGCCCTGTTACCAAGTTTATTAATTAATCCTTTTCCACCATTAGTTTTTTTTGTTTCTTTTTTAGGTGGATTTAATGGATTTTTTATTTTTAATCGTGGATGTCCAATATACCCATCACCTGGTACACCACCTAATATTTCTTGCAACTGTTGAAATGTTTTCATTATTCTGCGATTGTATCGTACCAGTCTTGACTCATACCTGAGATAATCTTATCTGCTGCATCTTTATTCACAGCATATTTCTCATCAATTAAATGCTTCACGACTCTATCATACTTCTCGTGAATAAGTTTTGCTTCTCTTGGTGTAGGTTTCATGGTATTAGTAATTCTACTTCAGGTATTTATATTATCCAAACCCTGCTTGAAACTTATTCCATTCGATTGCATTTTTAATTTGATAAGTTCGATTTGATACTGCACGAATTATTTCTTCTAAAAATTTAAGCATTACATCATAATATTTAATTTTCATATCAATTTTATTCATTCTATCATCTGCATCTAAATGTCTCTGAATTGCATCTTTCTCACGAACTTTGTATGGAAATGGTTCTTCTGCATATACTTCTACTGTTGCTTTTCCTGTATAATAATTATATCTTTCTAATCTAACTTTACTATATTGCTCTCTTGCCTTCTCCCTCATTAAAGTAATTGTATTGTAGATTGTATAATACTTTGAATGAAGTTGTGGAATTTTTAAAGATTCATCATGTAAATTATCAGGGTCAATATGAGAATCTTTTTCCCACATCTCCTGAATTTTCTCAAGATCCATTAATTACTTGCTGATAGATTATAAATTGTATATTTAAAAGTTGCTTCTGCTTGAAAGAACTGTACATCTGTATTTGTAGCATCAAACTCTAGAGATGATAATGATGTTGGAAATAAGTCGTTAAACTTAACCTTTGCTACTTCTCTATAATTGCTGTTTAAAATACTAAGAGTTCCATCACAGAATGCTTGTTTTGGGTCTCTTATACCTTCTTTATCTTTATTAAGATCTGCAAATTGTTGAGTAGATTCTGGAAATCCTAAACCTTTTAACCAAGTATATACTGATATATAATTTTCCATATTCTCATCAACTAAGAATCGAAGTGTTAGATCACCATATGTTAATCTTTCACCAGGTATATCAATATTTTTTAAATATGATGCCTGTTGTGTAAGTTCAAGGTTCAACTCTGGTATTCTAGCAGAATTTGAGAAAAAGTCAACCTTTGGAAACTTTGTCAAATTAAACTTAAACCCAACACCAGAAAGGAAATTGCGATTATCTATTTGCTTTGCGAATGCTGAGTTTGCCATTATTAATTTTTTAACTATTTATCTTCTTTGAGTAAAATCAATTCCTTCTAAATGATCCAACTCGTGTTGAAAAATTCTAGAGGGAAGTCCCTGCAAGGTTATTTTATGCTCTTTTCCATCTTCATCCTCATATTTTACAGTAATTTTATCTGGTCGATGAACATTTATAAACTCATCAGGAAAAGATAAACAACCCTCTTCCATTTCAACTTTTTCTGTATATGATTTTAAAATACGAGGATTAAAGCATACAATAGTATCATTATACTCTATATCTCTCATCATTGCAAATGCTCTTATATCCATACCTATTTGATTTGCAGCAAGACCAATTCCTTCATGATGAAACATATTTTCAATTAATGTTTTAGATATAAAATGACGATCCAAATTTACACCGCAAGGTTGAATTTTGCGGTGTAAAATACTATCATCTGATTTAACTAGATCTCTTATCATCTTTCCTTGGATTATTTAGAAACCAAGAAGGACCTTCCATCGTGACATTTATATAAACCGTTTTTGCATAATAAATTCCACGGTAACACAGAAAAGCAAAGACCTCATCTATATCGTGCTTTTCTTCGTCCCATTCTGGTTCTTGTCCTCTACCTAATAAGTGTAACATTTGTCTTAACCTCCTGTAACATTATTTAGGTTTCCAAACATTAACAAAAAAAGGGGATTAATTCCCCTTTTTGTATTTTTTGTTTTCGATCATTTCTAATCTCATTTTTTCTTGTTCAGAAACTGGGATTAGTTCTTTTTCTTTTCCAATAACTTGAGGTATAAATGCATCAACATCTAAAAGTCTAAATGTTGCTCCTTTTTTCATACGTATTTGAAATGCATTTTCAAACCAAGCGTTCATCTCTGCAGCATATTGAAGTCCATATTGACGAACCTCTTCAACATCTTCTGCAGGAATATCTTTAGTATATCCTACCATGTATGTTGAAGATACTTTTGGATTTGCAAGAGCTTCGACACGATCACAAACAACTCGCTTAAAATATGTTTTATTCCCACTTACATTAAAGGGAATAATTTTAATACGATTAGTCATGCCTGTTCTAAACTCTTTTGTTTTCCTCAATACGTCTGAAGCATCTAAAGATTCCATACTATCTTGAGCTGCATTTGATTTCAAACAAGACTCTGCAATCTTCGCCACTATTACTGGTGTAAAAGAATGAGGGATATTGTTAATCCAATCTTGGCATTCACCAGAGGCTGGAGTTTTATCTTGTTCCTTAATCCAACGACTAAGAGATTTTTTAAAATCTCCTTGTGTTGCAGGTTTAGATGGTGGATGATTATTTGCACCCAA